CGGGAGGTGGCTTTTCATTTATAGGCTGATGAAATAGGGCTTTTCTTATTTTTTTGTCTTTTCTACAAATACCCTGATAGTAATATGGAAGCTTCCAAAGTAGCTTGTCCTTCTGCTTCTTCAGAATACCAAGGTTTGCATGAACGCACTGCAAGAAACCCTCACGGGTTGTAGTCGCTTCACGAGCCAAACCTAGGACATCCTCGACATCAGGCTCCATATATAAAGACCGGGCATTTGTTTTTTTCTTTCTTTCGCCGGCGACGAAGAGAGTGGAGTTTATCTCAGCCATTTCCATGGATTGAAGACATTTCTCCGTGTTCGTCTCTAACCCCACTTGCCCTCCATTATAAATTATACGGTCTCGAAGGTTCGAATCCTTGCGAGGCTCGCGGACAAGTAGGTCGTCGCCATTGATAAGGCAGCGGTGCTGAGACCACTCCTCGAAAGTTAGAACTTTATTTTCGAGGAGGTCAGTTAAGGAGAGGTCGACAATGGTTTTATTTGTCAAGCAAAGAAGGGGGAAGCTCAAAAAGCTACCCATGGGTTGACCCTTCTTAAAACCATTCATCGGGGCAGACTGACAGTACTCGTTAGTCTCCTTTGAATTGCACATCTCCCACAGCTGAAGATCCCCTAGAACTCGAATACACCTTTCCTCATCAGGTGTAAGATCAGTTGACTGTTCTATGAGGACCTCAATCCCAGCTCGGACGTATTCTACCTTGATGTTGTCAGTAGCTCCGATATAATCGAAGCTAAGGTAGTTACCTCCACCGTTAAGCCCTTCAATTCTCTTTTGGGTTGGCTCCCCCTTCATGAGCCAGCCCTTTTGGGCAAGATAGGAATAAAGAGAGTGATGAAGGGGGGAAAGTCTCTCTGAATTGTAAGCGGAGTAGCATGTCACGATCCTGTATTTACCGGCCGAAAAGACGCCGACAGGTCTACACTCCTCCGAAAACTCTTCTCGATTCCAATTCCCCCCTGCACTCACCTGGTGGTCTCGAGTAGCACCACCATTCGGGATGTAAGGGTACTTCTTGGTATTCCATCCTTTAGGGACATTACCTCGGAAAGCCTTGCGATACTTCTCCAAGTGATCGCTGTCAATCTCTACATCCTCGAACATCTTATATTTCCAATCTGCCATTTTCTTTTCAAACTTCGGCTCACAGTTGCCACAGCAAGATTTCTCAACCTTCTGTGCTGTCTTGAGCGAAAGCTCATGAAGAACGGAAAGATCCGAAGGAAAGCATCTTCGCACGGCAGACCGAAGCCCACCACACTCGACAGTTCCCATTTTTTCTTTATCGCTAGTCAATCCTAACTCTCGCTCGAAGAGGCGAACCAAAGCTTCCCCTTTCTTTTGTAATTTCTCCGAGAATTTACATTCCATACTGACTTCTGCACCCAGAGAGTCAAATTTGTTGTCAGAACGATTTGATGGTTCTTTTGTGGTCTGATCTTCTCG